CTTTAGTTGAAGCTGTTCATACTGGTAAGCTCGGTTAGCCGCAGCTGCGTTAGCTTCGATCTGTGAATTGTAGGCTTCTTGAGAGGCATGATAAGCTGCCATCTCTTGGTTGTAACGGGCAGTAGCATTTGCCTGTTCAACCTGATATTGATATTGAGCTGCTTGTTGTTGATATTGGTACTGTGCTTGCTGTTGCTGATAGCCTGCAATAGATTGCAAACCACCCATTACGGCTGTCGCTGCACCAACAATAATAGTAGGTTCACACATTTGTCAATTTAGCAAATTCTACATACGTTAGTTTTTGTGGTCCAACCGTTGCATAACCAAGCTTCTTAAATCCAAGCATATGGAGAAGCTTCATGTGCATTCGGTTTCGTGGATCAGCTATGTTATGAAGCACAGCATAGGAGGACTGTTGATCGACCCATTTCTTAGCCTCCTTAAAAAAGAGTTTTGGATAAGGGCGGACATGATCTGTGGTCAACATCCAAATCGCACCACAGTTGGCATCTGTTCTGGATACCCCCGCCATCCCACACAGCTTACCCTTTACAAGAAATGTAATAGGGTCTTCTAGCTGTGAAAAGGACTCGGGTAGAACCTGATAAGGATTGTGGCCCCACCCGAGGATTTCGTTAAGGTCATCCGCCTGAAGGTGTTCAGCCAAATAGATAGTATCTTCAATTGTAGCTGGGCGGATTTCGTGGATCATATGCGTTTGATTCCTTTGTTATTGTAAGTTCCTTCCCATTCTAGCGATACAAGCGCAAGAGGGAAAGGGGCATTACAAATAATTTTAAGATCAATGTCAGTTCCTTTGGTCATGATTGGGATGATGTTGTCAGCGGTCCTAATCATAGGAACTTGGTTGGCAGCACTAAGGTTTGCTGTGATTTGTGGAAGAGTTAAGGTAAATTGATTACGACCTGGGACATTAAGTTCTATCTCAAATGGACCAGATTCATAACTAAACAAACGAACGCGGTGAACTACTGGGATGTTAGTTTCGTCCGCTATGTTTTCTCGTTTGATATAAAATCCAGGGAAGCGAGCTTCGGATGTGATTTGATACCCGATAGCATACTCCTCTGCGGTTTGATCACCGTCAACAGTAACATAATACTTCTGTCCAGCAGGAGCCGCAGCGTCATAAGTTACCGTAGGATAGGTGGCATAACCAGAATCATTAGTGCTGATCTTAACCAAAGACACAGTGCCGTCGCTGATGCGGGCTCCTTCTTTTAGGAAGATCTTTGTTTGTTTATCAGCAGCCACATAAGACTTGCTTGGATAATAATCAAACAAATCTAACCTCAGGTCAATGTATTTATCTTCAAACAAGATAGCACCACCTGGAGTCTCTGTCATTAGCTCTGAGTGGCAGATGACTGGACCATCGTCTGTGTTAAGAATGATAAAAATCTCATCCTCGTGGAACTCACACATCAAGACATCCGCTGGGAATGTCCACCTAAACCAAGACGCCAACAAGCGTTCGTTTTCTTGAGTGTAATACCTAAAGAGATAAATACTTCTTGGTTCTCGATCTGTAAGGATTCCCATAAGTGACACACTAAGACTATTAAGAGTAGTGTGTACTTCGTTAGGAATATACGATGGGATAATCTTGCTCAGCTCAATCTTGTTTGGAGCTGTAACAGTGCTAGCTTTAATGTTAAGTTGGTTAACAGCTACGGATGTATTGTTTTCTTCAAGAACAACAACCGAACCACCAAGGTCAACAGGAGGAATGTCAATGCTATGACTATAGCTAGTAATCAGGTTAAGTTCTGCCGTAGCTGGAGAAAATGCTTCGGTTCTGGTCTGAAGAATATACTGTGAGTTATCAGCAAATAGAATAAGACCCGTTGATTCTTGAATGCCGTCTCTAAATTCAATACGAGTTACGGCACCTGCGGATAGGTCAATAGGATCACTATCAATAGCAGTAATAACAGTACCAGCATAGAAGTTTAAGAACTCACCAGCAACTGAACAAATGATGTTTTCATTGCTCATCAATACCAGTCGATTCTTAAAGAATGAAATACCAGTAATATAAGAATCAATAAAGCTTGGACTTAGATTGCTATTCTCATCACCAACCTGTCGCTGCTGCCAATACTGAGTTGCCCACGTCGTACCGGGTAAGGTCTGTGTTGCTACTGTGTTGATGGTAAACGTATCACCCTCTAAGTTATTAACCACATCTGCTGCGGTATAATCTTGACCAGCACGTTCAATAGCTACACCTGTAATTTGCCGACTAGCATTTGTACTTGTTACTCGAAGACGTAGGTGTTGTCCTGTGCCTCCATAACAAGAAAAGGTTTGACCCACATTCCAACGAGCAGCTCCATTGCTGGTAACACTGACATCCGTAGGAATACCATTGACCGACGTAGAGGTAACATAAGAACTAGCAGCCGACTCACTAAGCTCACGGAACGTATAAGTACCGTCTGCTTCACGAATAAGCGCATGAGGCATGGTAGTAGCATCTACGCCTAACTCTGCGCCCGGAGCAATCGTTTCAATCCAGATACCAGCACCAGCTGATCCTCCATCGCTGGTTTGGAATTTAAGGAAATAGTCATCTTTTCCATTGATGTCAGATCCAGCTACCTCAATAATTTTATTATTAAGAAATGTAGAAGGCAGTGCTTCAACACCAGACACAGAACCCTTGTAGGCTTTAATTGCCGTGCCAGCTGTTCCGCCTCTTGCTTCCACACTAAAGTCAGCACCATCCACCCTTTCAATATGGATATTGCTGCCTACACCAGTAGCGGTATAAGTAGCACTGGGGATTGCACTGATTAAACCATTGATAACATCTTGAATGGAGAAGCCACTGGAAGGGGCTGAGTGAGACGAATAGGTATATGACGTACCATCAAGAACAACCACATACTCAGTATCGTGAACAATCGTATCAATACTGATGTAAGCATATGGTGTGATTGACGGAGCAGTAAGTCCGTCATCTGTTACCAAGATAGTACGATTAAGAATAAAAATAAAATCGTTAATTTGAAGAACCTTTAGGTCATCAAATTTTTCGTGGGTAGCGTAGGTTGTAGCAGATGCTGAGGGAGTATTGACAGTATACGGCACACCACTCTGAGCATCCCAAAGCTTTACAACACCAGCTTTTGTAATCTGAAGAAGAAGCTTTTCGTTTAAACCTTTACAAATAAAAAACCAGCTGCTATCACCTGCGGATACGTTTGCTAGTTTTTGAATAAATTGAGTCCCTGGTCGTTTAATAAGACCAAAGGTTGGGTCAGGATAGAAGTTATCACATTCTCTAAACTGACCATCAAGTTTAAGAGAATCCGGTTGCTGCGATACCCCACCAATCAATCCTCTTAGTTTTTGTGAGATAGCAGGCATGGTTTATCGAGCAATAGCACGGAATGGAGTATAGCTGATGTAAAGGTTTTGTCCAGTCTCTTGGCCAAAGATATTCACATCGGAACTGCTGGTGTCATAAGCAAGGCAGTTGGCACGCAGCAGGGCTTCGTCTTGAGCATTAAAGGTTACCATTTCTTGGGAACCCAAAACCCGTCCAGCAAAGACACGGGTAGCACGTTGAGTAATGTAGTCTTTAAAAACCTGAGGAAGATCCTCAAAGTCAAATTTCCAGACAACATCACATTTTACAGTGGACCCGGCAGTAAACGTATAGGTGTGGTTGATTTTATCATAGAGCTTGCCATCACGCAATACGGTCTGGTATTTCTGATTGTTAGCAAACTTGTTATCCGAAATCTGAAGGACATTAGATGCAACACTAATGTTACCAGAAGTATCAGCAACAAAAGGATAAGCAACTTCGGTATTAAAGTGCCAACCTTCTCCTTGTACTTCTCTATCTACTTGCTCCAGAATATCAAGGGCAATAGAGATTTCGGGGTTAGCGACATCTAGGCTCACCACCGGGGCTTGCCCGATGCCACTCAGCATCTGGTTGATAGCTTGTAGTTGGGTAGTCATTATTATCGGGCAAGAAAAAAGGGGGCCACAAAGGACCCCCACAAAACACTAACGTAAGCGTATCAGGCCACGTTACGGAAAGCGCCAGCCACGGCAGGGCGGACAGAGCCAGCACCATAAGCCAGACGGCCAACGATCACGTCACCTTGGTAGATCACCTTGGTGTCGGCACCGGTGGTTTGCACGCTGGGGCCAATAGCCTCAACGACACCAGCAGCGTCACGGTGGAAGATCAGACCACAGGAGTTGGTGAAGTCGGTACGGATACCGTAGTCATTGTTCTCACCGGTCACAGCAGCTGCGTCGATCAGGTCGCCGGTAGCAGAGCCGTAACGGGTCAGGAAGGGGATGTTGTTGGACTTGTAGATCTTAATGCCAGCGATTTCATACAGACCCTCACCGCTGTTCAGGCTGCCACCAGAGGCGCCAAAGTCACGGTTCAGGATGTTGGTATCAACTTGGCTGATCAGAGCATAATACTGACGAGGGCTGAGCACCGCGACGCGTCCGTCCTGGGGCGCTGCGACTTCGTCCAGACGGGCAGCAGCTTCGAAGAAGCCATCAACCAGGGCTTGAGCGTTGTACTCGTTGCCAACGCCAAGGTTGACTTCGAAACCACCAGGCTCGCCGGTCACAGGGGCAGAAGCTTCAGCGGCTTGATCCAGCACGCGGAAGATGCGGCGGTCATAAAATTCTGCGAGGCTCTGGCCGATTTGACGGGCGATGGGGCCACGGATGTCATACTGTGCCAGAACTTCGTCAAGGTTATCAACGAAGGCGGAAGCGACCAGCAGGTCGTCCATTGCGATCGTGGTCTCTGCCACGTTCGGATCGCCGCTACCAAGGATAGCGTTGCCGGGGGTATGATACCCAGCCGACACACGACCGGTGTGAATGAATTGTGCTTCCTTGCCGTTACGCAGGGTGCGGTTCATCACCAGACCCTTAGCAATCGTAGCATTACGGAAGGCCTCATAGACCTCACCGGTAAATAGTTTCAGGTAAAGAGCCTGAGTATCGGCACCACCATTAATGGCACCGAGCTGAGTTACAGTTGCAGTCACTTGTCTAAGAAGTTGAAGAGTTTATAGATTAAAGAGTGTCCCGGGAAAAATTATTTAGTTGTGGGGTTTGTCCTTTGTATTGGGTATCCACCGCAGCGGGCCAATACTCCAGTCATGACTGGGTTTTTAACGAGGTTATCCCATCCTCAATAGGCATGGGGGACATTGCAGTCCCCACGATCCACTAGAGCAGATCGCCGCTTGCAGCCAGTCGTTCTTGAATGTCCAAGCGATAAGCTGGATCATTCCGGTAACGAGGATCACCAATGGCACGAGCTAGTTCCGCTTGACTACGGAAGGCCTTGGCAGATTGTGCTTTAACTGATTTACCAGAAACACGCTTGCCTTCAAAACCAACAGCATCTTTGTACCGTTGGTTAAGGGCTTGAACAGCAAAGAAGATAGCGTCTTTGTTTCCGCTATTAACTACGTTATCAAACGCAGCAACCTCTTCTGGTTTTAGATTATCTGCTGCCCAAGCAAGGGTTTCATTGTAAGCAGATTCACCACCAACAGAATTGAGGATAGCATCCGCATCCGTATCTGATAGTTGTTGGGTTTGAATGGTAGCATTCTTTTGAAGTTCCAGATAAGCATCAATGAGTTGCTCAGACGGCATCTCCTTGAGCTTTTGGACTGTCTCTGGTTTTAGTTGGTTGGAGTTACTGAAATACTCTTCGGAAGCTTCTTGGATAAACTTGGCAGTTTCGGAGACAACTTCTTCTGGTTCTTCGGCAGGTACATCTTCAGTAGATTCCTGGTCGTTGTCCTCAGAACTTGTCTCTTCTTTCTGTCCAAGTTTCTTTTCCAATTCTTTGTATGCCTTTTCCAAGTCCTCAGCGGATTTGAATTTACCGGCATAACGCAGTTCTGCTTCTGCGTCTCTTTGAGCTTGTTCATACTTTGCAAGATTGCGACTTTCTTCTTCGGCAATCAGCTTATCACCAAGCTCAGTTAGCCTCGCTTCCTCAGCCTGTCGAGCTTCGGTTACTGCGGGGTCTGTTCCTTCGAAAGTGATTTCAGCCATAGGTGGTGGATGGTTTAGTGAGAAACAAGGGTGACCTTACCAAGACCAGGAGTGATAACCTTTTTCTTGGGTTGGGGGGTGACTTTATTAGTCTTGACTGTTGCCTTACCTGCTGCTTTCTTTTTAGGAGAAAGGGGAGTAGGTTTAGCTTCGGGAAGTTCAGCCGGCTGGGGCTGGGGGTTGGGTTGATTGAGCGATTCCATTGACAGTGTTTTGCATAGCTTCCATGACACCAGGGTTCTTGTCGGGATCCATCATCGGTGCTTTTGCAAGCTGACCGGCTTGACCCAACAAAGTGCCTTGTGCCATTTGTTGACGCATTTGCTGTTCCTCTTGTTGACGTTGATCAGCGGTCTTAACCAGCTTAATCGTATCAATACCTTGAGCAGCAGCAAGACGTTTAATTGCTTCTTCTGGATCGACGAACTTAACCATAGCCTCAGGACCAAGAGCCTGTGACACGGTTTGAAGGAACATCATTAGTGATTCCCTATCTTGCCCACGACCGACACCTTCGATGCCAGCAATGACAGTGGGGAATACAACACCCTTAGGAAGCTTGGGAAGGATCTTAGAACGTTGCAACACAAACAGCTTACGCTGAAGATAAGGCTGCAACAGTTCGGTAGTCAGGTTCCCATAGATACCACCCAACTGTTCGTTAAGTTCTTGTTGGGTAGCGCGAATCTCTTCTGCGGTGGTACGTTCTGATTGACGTACCGTAAGAATAAGAAACGCTTCACTCAGCCTTTGAGTAAGCTGAGTAATCATTTGATATGCGGTAGCAAAGTCAGCCTGCTTGGCTACTTGTACCACGGACACATCTTCTTGACGGCCTTGGATAATTGCTCCATTCCCGGCCTTTGCCAAAGTAGCAGGCTTAACGGTAGCAGAAGGAGATACCAGAAAGACCACCTTAGCAGCAGCAGCGGAGCCCTCAACCATAGCTTGCATAAGTCCCTCAAGCGACTTAAGATCACCGAGGTATTCTTCAATGCGTCCCCGTCCATAGTCTTCTCCATCAACAATGTTAAAGCGAAGGGGCAGCCAGGGGGTCTGGGTCTTTGGAGCTTTGCCGTAGCTATCTTCTATGATTTCTCCATCAACTTCTTGACGCCAACGCCATTGTCCATCTTGAAGTTTAGCCCATGTATATACAGCGGCTTCATCTTCACCGACAGTTACGTCAACAGAAGGAGTAGCAGTATTGTCATCTACTGGATTGATGGAGCGTTTTGGCTTTTGAAATTTTTCAGGTAAAAATTGACGGTTGATTGATTCAACAGTAACGATCTCAGTGGGTTGACCCTCTCCATCACGGACGACCACAAAACGGTCAAGAGGATACAACTTGACACCACTCGAACCCATGTAGACCAGGACATTCCCGGTTACAATTAGATGTTTCATTGCCTGGTGTAGGACCACTCGGTCCTGTGATTCGGCAATGTGTTGCATGATGACCCGCTCCATTTTGGAGAGGCTCAAGTCGATCTCAGATTTGATCTTTACATCTAAGCTGGGGTCCGAGGCGAGTTTACCGTCGTTGATCTGAAGCTTAAAGAACGTAGCTGTTACTGGGAACAGACTAAGCATAAGCTTCGAGGCCATGACGTTCGCACCTTTGGCACCGATTGATTGCCAAGGAGTGGGCAGCTTTTGTCCATTTACCACACCCGTAGGAGTAAGGAGGTAAGGAAGACTTAGCCGCGCACATTCCCTGGCAGTATCGAGAAAGATCGTTCTGTCGCTAGAGAGTCGGGCATACCGAGAAGCGGCAGACGAGGTTTCCATTTATTAAGCCTTAGGGGTTTGGGGAATGTTAAGACCAGTAACTTGACCAGTCATTCGTTGGGCGGTAGGCATTCTCAGGGCAGCCGCACCGCTGGGTTGACGGCCCGTCTTACCGCGAACAGTAGCACCAATGGTAGATACCTTAGCGGGTTGTTTTTGCACGCCCACAGGGGGCGCTGGAGGCGGCGGAGGCGGGGGCGGAAGTTCGGGCATCTGCGGCGGCGGGGGAGGCGGCGGCGGAGCCGGCATACTAGGAGCTAGACACATAGCTAATCTCTTTTTGTTTTACTTTTTAAGTACTTAATTACAGCAATAGCTCCGGCGCGATAAGCTAGCTCACGCTCGGAGATAGTGTGTTCTGGAAAGCGGTCTGGGTATTGTTCTTCAAGCTCAGCAATGAGTCGAAGAAGATCAACTTTGCCCCCAACAACCATGGTCAGGGGCAAGGTATCATCATCCATATTGTGGAAGGTCAACGTTAGAAGCCTCAAAGAACGCGGGCATTCTGCTTCGCTGGGTATCCTTGAGGCCTGGTGCTTTGCCCCGCTCATAGAGCGAGTCAGATTGATTCATCCAGAAGTCCTTATCCAGGTACTTATTCTCAGAAGAACCAAGAGAATCCATTACCCATCCAACAGTCGCTCTGCGTAGGCGATTGAGGCTTGGTGTGGACTTGAGGCCCAACTCGGAGCAGACCATCGAGTGTATGGCGACGTGCGTTTGCTCGTCTCGGCTGATGTCTGCTGCGGTGCTGCGGATTCCGATGTCTCCATTGAATCGGAAGAAGGGGAGGATGACGAAGAAGACACTGCGCTCAAGGATAGCTGCTTTCAGAATTGGATGCTCTGGTGCGTCTAGCCAAGCCTTGAGGATGTGCTTTGCTTCATCTTCATGCTTCTGGTTTGCACCGTGGGCATCAATGACATAGTTCAAAGCCTGGTCGTGGCGTTCTTCATCCAATTGATTGGACAACAACGCTTCACGCAAGCCAGGCGTGTTGGGTAGTTCGCGTTCAAGCCCTTGTTGAAGGAACTCACGCACAGGCAATTCAAGATGACGAAGCCCAAGGGCACGCTTGAGCGTGTCCTCAGACCCATCAACTATCTTGCCCTTTTGCACAGCCAAAGGCGTCCATTTACGCTTTCGGCTGACGACTTGATCGTAAGGGGAAGTTGCGTTCATTCTCCGCAGGGAATACAAATTTCGTTTTCTGGTTTGACTTTGGGACAGCCGCAGTCCGGGTCTACTTCTTCCTCTTCAAAACCAAAGAGGTCACGGAAGTCTTCGTCAAGGGCAGCAAGGGCGTCGTCCTTAGACTGAGTATCCGGTTGGACCTGGAGGCTGTAGTAGAGGCTCGTTTGGGGCGAGTACATCCACTCATAAAGGAAGTCCCGATCGTAGGTAACAACGTCGCTCCAGCTGTTGAAGCTATATCCGTGGAAGAGAAGTGTGTTCTGGTATAGACGGACTATACCATCAACCACTGCCTTGTAGTCCTTCCAGCCTACCTCAGATGCAATCTCTACATCCGGCGGGTAGTCATAAGATTGGACTCCAAAAGTCCCACTGTCCCTATCGACGTGACGACTGATAGGAGGGGCCAACTCTGGGGCAGAAGTATAGCCACGCAGATCGACGTTGTTGTAAGAGCAAGAAGCCGTGGGCGCGATAGCAAATGCTCGGTCCATGTTGTGGATGCGAGCGACTTGAGACGCAAGCTCAATGGCTTTTGCGAGTTCAGATACAATGCGATAAGCCGGAGTGTCCTCCGGTTGATGAGAATGGAATTGGGTAAGGGCGTTTCCAAACTCTTTATAAGTTACGCCGTTCTGGCAAAGGAAGTTAGCCAGACCCAGGATACCAAGACCAACCTGACGGTCAGACTCGGGGGGAAGGTACTCCCCGGTTTCACCCACACCAGTCTTGCCGTGGAGATCCACCAGGGAAGTCATTCCTTCCACAAATGCATCCGCAAGTTCACTAGGTTCACATGCAGCAAGGTTAATATGCTGAAGCAAACAAGTGCCACGACTACGGAGATAAACCTCAAGGCATACATTACCGTAGATACGATTACCGTAAGGATCGTGGCGGATCTTGTTGAGCCAGATGTCACCCTTCTTAATGCCTTCTAGGGTGGCGTCAATCAGCTCATCAGATGCCTTAGTAAGGAAGCCTTCGTCTACATCAAGACAACGCTTAACCCAAGGCAGTTCAGCTCGTGATGCATTAACGAACTCAAGTGCATCGTCATGCGTATAATCGAGGTGCAAAACGCAAGCGCCGTTCTTATAATGTCCACCCCGTCGAATGACCTCGTTAAGAGTAGAGTAAATCCGACCAAAGGATACCGGACCAGAAGCAGTCAAGCCCTTGCCATTCTCATGTCCCTTGGGACGGAGCTTAGAAAGGTGGACGGCAACACCGGCACCATTCCGCAGAGCGTGGCTGACGTAGCGCCACGAAGCTTCAATTCCTTCCGGTCCCTCCATGCTGTCATCGACAACAAAGACGGTACACGAAACGGGAAGGCGTGATTCAGGATTATCAATCCAATTTTGAACACGGCCAGTGCGTGCAATCTTTTGAGGGGTTGTCATTTCAGATGAGGTCGTCGAGAACAGGAGGTTGGTAGTTTGGTCCCTTCAATACTTTTCCATCGTCACGGCGAAGGGGCTTACCGTCAACGAGTTTACTCATGTTCGACTCAAACACGCGGTTCATCGCAGTGTCTAAGTCCCAGCCACGAGCAGCTGCAAATTGATAGCAAACAAAAACAAGATCAGAAAGTTCTTTGAGTTGGTTTACTTTGTTTTCATCCAAAGAACCAAGACTGCTAAACTCATGATCGAAAGCTTCATCAAACTCATGCCACTCCTCTTTGATAAGGCGGTGCTGAAGCTCGTGAACCGTTTCATCTTTGGTGTTCAGAGGCTGACCCATAGCCACTCGAAACTCGACGGCTTGCTGGAACAGTGGTTTCATTTGGACTGGAGGTGTTGGATCTTGCGGTTGACATAGGCTTGGACCTTGAGCCAGTCATCTAGCTCGGTCTCTTCGCCCTTGTACCCTGCGCGACAAATGTACTTAATACAATTGCCAGCAAGGTAGTCCAGGTCTTGATCAATGATAAAGTCCCAGACTTCAATCGTCCCCCTTTTGTAATGACTGGGACTTGATTTTGTCGAAGAGGTCACGGTAGGCAGGGTTTCTCTGGATTTGGTAGAGTTGGATTTCCGTAAGTAATCGTCCCAAAATTCCAGGTCGGAAAGACTGTCGTTCGATAAACAGTCTTGCTTTGAGTTGAGTTCCTCTGACTCTGAGTGCCACCCATGTGGGTAGTCCGGTGATGAGAAGGAGAACGTATTCGAATGCATTAGGTGCTACGACATAAATAATCAAAGCAACAAGTGCTACGTCGAGCCCGTAGATGATGGAGGGGTCCATAGGATTGGCTCCTTAGTGGTTGAGTTGTACTCACCAGGACGGAGGATCCGAGCGAGACGTGCGTTGCGAATGGCATCGTCAAGAGTCAGGCCTGCTTTCTCGTAAGAGGCAACAACAGCCTGCCATGGATCTTCGGCTTTGGCAAGGATCTTTTCGGCACCTTTCGCACCGATACCAGGAACGCCTTTGTAGCCATCCACCGGGTCACCCGTCAGGCACTGTCGCCAGAACCAGTAGTCAGCTTCTTCAGGAGTTGTGTAAGTCAGCTCATCCCCATTAAAGAGGTTACAGCTGATCTGTTTCATGTCCTTGTCAGGACTAATAAGAATAAAATCGCTAGGATCGAGGTGACATTCCAGACCCAATGCGTCGTCTGCTTCGAGGTTGTCATAACGGATAGTCTTGTAATGGTTATAGCACCATTCAAGAAGCCGCTTGTACCCGACAGGCTTACGTTTGGTGCGATTACCCTTGTACTCAGGGTCAACGGTTTTGCGGAAGTTCTTGCTGTCTGAGAAGAACAACAAGACACGGTCAGTGTCGAAGCGACGCTTTAGTTTATCAATCTCAGCTTGGAAGCAACGGACTACTTCCTTAAAGTTGCTGTGGATTGTAATGACATCAGCGCCCCAGTCAAGCTCTGTTTCGTTGACTTGACAAGTCCGATAGCCATAGAAGTCAGCATCAATACGAAGCTCTGGTTCAATGACAATCGGCCCAGCTGTCTCCATCTTTTGCTTCCCCTGCGAGCGGGACTTTGAGGTCATAGTATTCGCCCGCTTGGACGATTGACCATTCGAGCGCGAACTTGACATCTTTGGTTAGTTGTGGTTTGACAGCGAGTTGAATTTCATCGTGGATCCATCCGAGCCATTGGTAATCAACGCCCCAGATGTAGCC